CAAAATTTGCGCCTATCTAAAAAAATAGACAAAAAAAACCCCGCCGCTAGCCAAGACTGGCGACGAGATAATGATTCTACAAACTGTTCCCTCGACTTTCTTTCCGCATCGCACTTTCCGCTAACAATTTTCCCGCATTCGCCCGCGACACATCATGCTCGATCTGCTGGTCCACCCATTCCTGCAAATCAGACTTCAAAAAAGATAGTTTGCCGTTGATCTTGGTAGACGGTATTTCTCCAGCTGCGGACAATTTGTAAAGTTTGCTTATCGTCGTTTTATATCCACGCCCATCAAGAAATGCGAGAGCCTGGTCCTTTGTCAAGTGCTCGTTCGTGTGATAAGTTTGGGCGGCTATCAAGCGTTTGAAACAATCCTCCGTAGCCTCGAATACCCACTTGCGAATTTCATTCTTTGTAATTGCTCCCATACCTATATTAGAATAAAGGCAGCTCTTGCTGCCATCCGTCAATGTGTTCCCGTAAAATCTTTTTGAAGGTTCGCCATAAATGCGGCAATGACCTATGTTTCTTGAAGTGATATTTGAAGTCGTGATCGTATTTGACCCCGATCTTTCGTTCCGTGTCCACAACAAGCTGCATCAACTGTCCCCTCGAATAGCTTATATGGACCTCGGAATCGTCCCGCTGGCCGCCCCTGCGTTTTTCTTTCTGTTCGCCCATTGTTTTCCCGAATTAATCACTACCTTTACGTTGTCGGCGTTAGGGGTGATCTTTCGGGATTGCCTCTTTTTTATTTCCGCAAAATCAGATCTTCATTTTCCGGCAATTCATATCTTTTGCCATTCAAAATTTCGGTACATCTTTGGTTTCCCGCCTCAACGTCCGTATCGCCCGGTCTATGGCATCTCCGATAATCGTGGGGTTCGGCTGTTTTCCCCGGCCGCCCCGCCGCCATTTCTGAAAATGATGCAGGATGCGGACAGCCTGAACCTCGTCCGGCTTGTCGTCCTGAAAACTGCACATTTCCCCGCAATGCTGTATATTCAGGGTAATGATACATTGCCCGTAGCCGTCTATGCCTTCATTCTTCAGAAAAGCACACTCGCCGCACTTACAGTACTTTTTCATCTTTCTCCAGTTCTTCAATCAGAGCGTCGGCAATCATGACGGAGCTTTTCGCAATGATTCCCGGAATAGCCTTGTCGCCATCGAAACCATTGCCGGCTGCCAAACATCCGGATATTTCGCTTTGCATCGCCTGCCCGGCATACACCCGCCGCCAGTACTCGCGGTCAGTATTTAAGTTTTGCTTAATAGCTGTCCCGACCATTTTGCGGGCGCCAGCAATATGGTCATACTCTCCCCGCTCCAGCTTCTCCAGATAGTCATCGTCGCGCATCATCAGGTCGTCCTCACTTGCAATATCAGGGTACATTTGTCCGTTTTCAAGATAAGCACCAATTTCGGAATACAGTTTTTTAGGGTCGCCATAAACAAGCACCCTAACAGGCAGGTAGGCACTATTTGTGATGTGTGAAAATTCAACGGGAAGCCCGCCCCTCGTGCACACCGCCGCACCTCGCTTGGCGGCCTCCAAATCGAAATTCTTCATGGTTTATTCAGTTTTAAGTTTCTCATAGCGATTTCCACATCCACACAGAAGCCGGTTCATCATAATCGGCATAATCTTCATACCCCCGGCGTTTATACCAATCGTGCATCCATGCTGACCTATCGGTCCATAAAACGCATGAATCATAGCCTAACGCGCGAGCAATATTCTCCAGCGTGGTCAATAGTTCATTTCCATAGCCTTTTCGTCGCTTACGACGGTCTACCTTTACGTTCTTGAACACGGCGACGGATTGTCCTCTATGGCTGTATATGTCCGCTTTGCTGCATCCGTGTAGGGTTACGTGCAATTTCAAGTCAAGCATGTTCTCATTCTTTTACAAATTTCACATCTTCGTCCGCCCCGATGATTCCCTGGCGGCGCAGGCGTTTGATGAAGTTCTTCATGTTCAACGCCTGTTCGTAGTAGCAGTCCTTTTCAACCTTCACGTCCGATTTGACATGACGGATAACCGTATCCGTATCAGGATCGTATTGGCGTGTTATCTCGGTTCGCATTTTGGCTTTCGAAACCTCCCGCGTGGTCGCATTGAACTTGTAAAGGGTGTGACCGGGGACCTTCGTCAAACGACCGATCAGTTTGTATTCGTTCTGTTTCTTCTCGACGGCTTCGATCTGCGCCTTGCAAATCTTCTCGTTCGTGAGGCCGTCATGTGGAGTTAGAATATCCATAGCTCTATTCGTGAATCTCGCGCCAGCCGATGACTTGCTCATCCGATATTTCCCATTCTTCGGAATCGGCGTACCACCACCCCTCGTCACCCCGGTCTGCTAACGCATAACCTCTTCCGAAGTTGAGTTTTACTAACACAACCTTTTCAATAGGCGGCAACTCCTCTTTCGGGTCATGCCAACGGATCAGCTCTTCACGCTCATCTTCAGCCCCCTGACAATACGCCGCAAAGGCCGCATCGGCTCGTTCTCCTTTCAAGTCATGCACATCTCGTCGGTATTGGTTCGCGTATTCTCGTGCTCTTTCCTCAATCGTTTCCATGTTTCAAGTTCTTTAAAGTGTTTAAAGATATTTACAGTTTTTTCGAGATTTTGCGAGAATCTCGCTATTTCAAAAACTCCACTTCTTATCGCCGAAACACTTTCGAATAACGTCATCTCTATCATCATCGGACGACATCCTCCATTTATACCTGTCGTAAATGATATTCCCGACATATTCTCCCGTATTCTTACAAACCGACACAACTACATCGTCGCTGCCAGCTAAAGGTTCTGTAATATAGTAAGCCATCTCATTGCTATTTTACAAGTTCGAATTCGTACACCACGACCCACGGATTCGATGCCCACGTTCCCCGGCCGGAAACCTTGTCGATCAGCATGGTGAAGGCTTCACGGTGATCATCGAAATAGAAGCCAGCTTCCCGGCGCACACCCTCGAAATAAAACTTGTTGATTTTGGGAATATACCTGACGCCCTCCTTCAGGCAATCGGCATCCTGAATGTCCCGCAACCGTTCGCACTTGATTCCGATGATGCGGATTTGGTGGGGCATAAGTTCCGCTTTGGTGAACATCTTGTTATTCCACCCTGCAAGGTCATGTACGCTTTCGATGGATATTTTATGCGCTTTAGCCACCTGGGGCAAAAACGTATAGACATCCGGATGCCCGGCGGCAATCGTCGAATAGCTCTGTGCCACGGCCACGACTTCGCCAACCTTATAGCGGGTATACTTCGAGTGCCTGACATCAATAAAATCCCCGTATTCGTTTTCATAAACCAAGGTGTCGCCCCTTGTGTCCCACGTAAGTCCGAAGAACTCATCAGGAATCAACCGTCGCGTCATGGTCTTTCGGCCCTCGATCACCGCCTGCGTCAAGCCGTAGCGGTCGTTAAACATTATCTTTTTCATGGCTTACATTGATATTAATTGTACCACTTCGGTTTTGGAAATCTTGTAGTGAAGGTTATTTCATTCACTTCTTCACATTCGATCATATAAGCCTCCGGCCATAAATCATTTATTTGCTCGACATTTTCAGCATAGGCGACAATAACGAAAGAGTCAACGCTTCCGCCCGTACACCAATACGGATACTTGATTGGCCATTTAACTGGCCGATAATCGTTGCCGCAATCTTTGAATTTGATATAGAATCTTGCTCGTATCATTTCTACCTCTTTTTGAAATGTTCGAAGATCTCTGCGGCAACAACCTTGATGGCCTTGCCCCGGCCTCGGCCATTACGGCGCACACGTTCTATTCTCTGGAACCGCCGAATAACTCCCGTTGGTTGAAGGTATTCATCGAGACCTGAATAGGCGACAATCTCATTGAGCCATTCCTTTACGTCGAATCCATCCGGTGGTCCCTGCCAAATGCCGTCAATCAAAAAGTTTTTCATCCCTCGTAATGTATATGGCGTTTATCGCCTTTCGCAAAGCCCTACTATTAAAGTCGTGCCTTTCGGCTGTTGCGTAATCCTCTTGATCATCAAATTTCCTTTGCAATGCCTCTTCATCATCTATGAGATTCTGAATCTTCGCTCTCATCCTGGATGCTGCTTCTCTCAACAGTTGGTTATATTCGTTTTCCGGGATCGTATTTATGGCTCTTCTCATTTCATTGCCTCCTGTCTTAGTTTGCAAATGTGCATTTATTCCTCATTCAGTTTTTGAATAAACAATCTCAAATCTTCACACAATGCAAGATCACAAGCCCGACCAGCACCACCACAACCATCCTTGTATACGCAAGAGGACTTGAATGCCTCAATCGCTTTTTCACGCATCCGCTCCTCGGCATCCTGCTCGGCGAGTTCGATAGCGGTAGACACATCCCATCTTGACACGACCAACTCGCGCCCTCCGAATCTTTCAGCATACTCTTGTGCCGTACACGTGGCATGTGTAATGTATTCCTTTGCATTTTCGCTTTTCATGGCTCAATCGTTTTCATCGTTATCGTCATCGGGATAGCTCACATCCTCATAGTTCACGCAGAAGTCGAAGCCCGGATCATCGTCGAATACGCCTTTGGTTTGGCATTCTTCGTATTTTCGGCAGTTGTAGCAATGACATTCGTTTATTAGTCTGTTGGTCTTCATTTTTCTCTTTCCTTTTAGCTCCGCAACGCGGCGGAGGATAAAGTTCTCTCGGTATGCCATATACATCCGGTAATTCCACCATTCAACAAATTCCGAAAAATGAATCGGATGTATCATGCGTATTGGAGCTAACTTCTTGTCAGCCTCCCGCCGCAGTCGTTTCAGTAGGCGTGTTTTCATCGTTTAATCAACTTTGCATGTAACCCATCAATCTCATACTTCCGGTAGCATTTATCGCAGATGATTGGCCCATCCTCATAAACCGGGCATTCCAAATCTTCCCAAACGTCAGTATAATTAATGCCCCTCGCCTGAATATCATTTCCGCAAATGCACCTGAACTCACAGACGACTTTATACTTAATATCTTCCACATGAATGTCTACATCCAACCGGCCATCATTGGCATCCTTTCCCCATTGTGTACGTTCGCGCTCGATCTTCTGCAAAAGCGCGATTTGTTCGGGATTGCCGATTTCAGGCTTTACCTCTATATCCCCGCGCATAAATTTGCCATTCACGAGGCGCAACGGCCGCTCAATGCTTGTTACCTGATCTTTCATAATTTTCATACTTATTTATCGTTTCGAAAATATGCAATGCCACCTGCGGTACTATGGCGTTGCCGCATGCTTTGATGGATTCTCTGCACCACGCAGGAAAGGAGAGATCAGCCAGCTCGCCGGGAAACCCATCATTTCGATCACATACCGGGGATTCAGTCGGGAAGTCGTCCCAGCCTGGTATTCGTCGCTTTGCATTACCATTCTGGGCAATCCGCTCCGGAGCCTGCCGGGCAATATTGAGGATGTCCCGCTGATTCGCCATCACGCACGGCCAGCAGCCGACACGCTTGTAGCCCATCCGGTAGAGCGGGTTCGGCTCCAACCCGGCGGCAAGAATGGAATCGATCACCTGCTGCGCCGACCAGTCGAACACGGGACGCAAAAGATCGTCGGCGAACTTTTCCCGGAACGCCCGGACATCCTTACTCCGGTAGGTGTGCTTTTTCAGCTTGCCGTTTTTGTCGTAACCGTAAGGCTCGAAATAGTACTTGAAATACGTGCATTGCGCCGACATCTTGGCCCGTGCCGGGGATTCCGCGCCTCTGATGCCTTGAATCATCAGCATATTGTCCTGAACTTCGTCCAGCACGTAATCGATCGTTGGCTTGGTTTTGAGTTCTTCCGTGCAGAATCGAGCCCGCGTCGAGGGCCAGCGCTTTTTCTGCCGCGCAAGATCGACCATCCCGTCGTACTTCTTCGACTTCAATGTTACCAGGTCGAGGTGCAGCTTGTCGGCGATGCGGTTGATATATTCGTAGGTCAGCGGATGCTCCCAGCCCGTATCGCAGAATACGGTCGTGAAATTCTTGGTGATATGTTCCCGGGTCCACAACAGCGCTGCAAGGCTGTCTTTCCCGCCTGAAAAGGTGACGATGACTTTCATAGCCTTCCCCCGTTAATACTCCACAGCCGCCCGGCGGTCGATGAAGAAGTGGATACCCGGAGCGCATTCGTTCCAGCGGTCACCGTCAAAGTCGGAGACCTCGACGGTAGCGCCGACCGTATACACGAAGTTCGCATCATGGTTCGAATGAACTGTCTCGATGTCGGCTTTGGTTCCATCAGCATTCTGAATCTCCACCACATAGGCTTTGTCGCAGCGACATTTTTCGCCTCCAGCAGAGCTGCGGCGGGCATCTTCCGGGATTTGCAGCTTCACGATATATCCCGAAGCCTTCTTCCAGCCGATAAAGCTGCCGTCGGTAGGACAGGCTATGTATGCACCTCGGACGCCGCACAGGTCGGCGCCGCGCAGGTAGGCTCCGCGCAGGTTGGCTCCGTACAGGTCGGCTTCGCGCAGGTTGGCTCCGCGCAGGTCGGCTCCGCGCAGGTTGGCTCCGCGCAGGTTGGCTTCGTACAGGTTGGCTTCGTACAGGTTGGCTTCGCGCAGGTTGGCTCCGCGCAGGTCGGCTCCGCGCAGGTTGGCGCCGCGCAGGTTGGCTTCGTACAGGTTGGCTTCGCGCAGGTCGGCGCCGCCTTTCAAGGCCTCCGTTACCGTTTTGGCAAGCGTATTGTCAACGCTCGAATACTCGAAAAGGATAGAACCTGTCCAGCGGTTCTTGATCGATATTTTAATCTCTTTGTTCATGGTTGTTGTGTCACATTGTTAAATACCAACGTATTTCCGACTGGAATTCCTCGAACGTTCGGCAGACGACGTGTCTGTTCCCGTTCGTGATTGCGAGTGAACGCCATTCGATTTGCGCGTCCGATAGGACGGAACGCCGGTCGGGAGTCTTCATTTCGATACATAGGGCGTTGAAGCCTCCACGTCCGAGCAGCAGGATAAGGTCGGTAACGCCTGCCGTTACGCCCTCGGCTTTCATTATCGCGGCTTCCGTGCGGCTCCGGGCGCCGCCGTTCGGTACGGCGAACAGGAGCTTCCCGATGTCCGGGTATTGGAGTCGAAACCAGCTGACGCACATTCGTTGCAGGTGTGATTCGATGTGTCGTGTCATGGTGATTATTATAACTCGTCCGGGATATTATATCGCGCCTTGTCTCCTTTGAGCACCCATCCGGGCTTCTCGGCCCCGCTAATGCGTATCGGAGCATAATCGTCCGTGCTGCCGCCGTTCCGGGCCACCTCATTGCACATCGCGGAATACGTCAGAATCCGACATTTCACATCGATGCCCAAGATGTCGGCGATCGTCAGCCGTTTGTACGTGAACGTGTCCAGCACCCTGTTCAGGGCGTATTCCAGCCGCTTCCCGCTCATTCCCGTCTTCCCGATACGCTCGGCAAGGATAGAGAAGAATTCACTCGACATATCCGGAAAACATACGGACAGCTTATGCACAACCGTGGCGATATGTGCTGCCGATGCCGGAGGCCCTGCAAGTACGGATACCTCCTCACTCCCACTCTTGGCGAGTGTGAGCGCGAGAGATTCCCTCGGCGACGGCCCGAGCGAGCTCATCAGGGCCTGGGGGTTGATTCTTTGTACTTCGTCCATAGTCATTTGTCGTTTTCAGCGGGAATAACCCCGCCCAGTTATTTGCCATAGATTGTCGGATGATCTTACGGGCAATGTCCGGATCCCCGTTTGAAAGTTCCCGCAATTTGGAATAACAAGCCTTTAATCCCTGCTGCCGATAGGTCTGTCCGCGTTCAGACTTGTAAGCAAGCCATTCCGCCATCACTGGCTGGAACGAAGGTTCGACGAAGGATAAATCAGTCTCTTTTCTTTTGCCGCAACTTTTCTTTTTCTCTGGGCCGTTTTCTACGGATTCATCGTCAGAGTCAGGAGAGCCGATTTCCCCCTTAGGGGGATTATAGGGGGTACTACTATCCCTATCCTTTTCCTCTCCTATTATAATCACTGATTGATCACTGATTGATCCATGATTGATCACTGATTGATCACTGATTGATCCATGATTGATCGCTGATTGATCAGTGAATTTAGCTAAAATATTGTCTAATAGCTTCTTATCGATGTTTACATCGTCCAAATTAGGTCGATTGATTATTTGGTGACGGGAGAAAGTAGGAAGATAATAGAAACTCTCCGATTTGACGGAGAGAAGACTAATAAAACCGGTCTCCTCGAGCAACCCTAACCACGCCTCCAGTTGTTGGATCTGTATTCTGTCGTAAGGAAATATTTTTGATTTTAGCCAAACGGGATCGGCGATCACCACACCCAAATCGTCCGCAAAGGTCCAAAGACCTATATATAACAGACGGGCGTCACGAGGGATTCGGCCTATTTTCGCGTCATCCCAAAATTGTGGCTTTATAGTTCGTATTCTTGCCATATCATAGCCATATTTGCTGGTGTTGCATCTCCCTTTCGATGAAGCCTATCCACTCCGCCTCGTCAGGCGCTGGCAGGTCTATTCCGGCCTCCGCGGCCGCCCAGTTGCGGAAACGCTCTATTGCCGTTGTCATCTCTCCGGTGTCGAGGTCCCGGCTCGATCGGAGCCTTTCAATCTCTTTGTGCATCAGTTCGTCGAACTCGACACGCACGAACAACTCCGGATTGCAAAACCTCTTGAAATACTCCGTTTTCACGTACGACAGTGTGCATCCTGTCTGCATTGCGAACTCGCCGAGTATCACGTGCAAATAGCGGTTCTGCGGGGAAGTACGCCGGGGCTTGCGCTCCGAACACTCGACAACGGCCCGACGCGTCATCAGAGCGTTTGCACGTCGCTTGAAGCGCTCCCGGTCGATGTCGGTGTTTAGATCGTAAACCATACGGCACTACATCAGAAAGGGAGGTCATCCACGTTCTCGGCGACCGGCAAATCCGCAACTTGATCGGGCGTCGGCTCCGCCGGGCGAAATACCACTGACTTACCCCGGCCTACATACACCCGTTTGTCCTTGCGCTCGCGCTCCTCCTTGGACTGACGCATGAACACACAGTGCGTGTTCTCGTACTGATCAGCCTCGCGGAGTTCCGAAACACAAATAGAAATGTACTTCTTGCCGTTTTCAGCAACGAAAATCTTGTCCCTGGGAATGTCGCTGACACACAACGACACATTGATAAGTTCTGCCATTATTCCTATTGTTTTTTGAAAGTTGTCTTGATTACTGTTTTGCTGCTCCGAGCCGGCGGGAACATCACCACGCCAGTATCGGGGTCTGCAACCCCAGATGACGGTATGTGCTTCAACATCGTTTCCCGTTCTTTGATGTCGGCTTTCAGGGCTTCCAGCCTGGCGTACATATCCGCCAGCTTGCTATCGCCACACATCGAATAATCGTACTTGACACTTGTCTCATGCTCCTCCAGTGTACAATCACCGAAGGAGTGTCTTTTGCCGTATTTGGATAACTCCCGCAGCGTGATGTCTCGCACATCAACGTTATCCTTGTAGAGGGCTATGGCCTTTTCCATACGGCTGATGTTGATATGGGCAGTGATCGGGTCTACCTCCCCGTTTACAACCGAGGAGATAGCCCGGGCGGCCAGCTCGGAGGCAGACGCCGTTTCCCGAATCAATGTTGCCTGTATCTCCATATCACTTCGCATTTTTCCGAGCCTGACGGTATGATTCAAAGAGCGCCGAGAAGCGATCGACGACTTCCGCATCGGCATCGTATGATTTCAGCAATCGCGCTCCGGCGTCGAAATCTGCGGCATAGTTTACTGTAGTGAGAAATCCATACATCCATTTCATCAGCTGATCGCAGGTAATGGAGTTGTCCAGGTGTTCCATAGTGATGCGCTTGCGGGCCGGAGTTACTGGAGCAGTAGCCGTGGCTTTCGCGTTCTGGGGGCGCTGCGTAGATTTCGGAGCCGAACCGTTCGTATATTTACCTTTGAATACGTCAGCACCGATTCCCAGCCACGACGCCACCTTGGTAATCGCATCCGTAGTGGCTCCCTTGTAAGCGTCACCGAGATCCGAGTTGTCGTTGCCTCCGTAGCACTCGTAGTAGATGCCATAGTTTGGGATGGAGAATTTGAGCTTCACGACGACCATGCGCTCATGCTTCTCCACGACCTCCGTCTCGATGCGCCAGCGCCCGACCCCGAACACTTCGTTCAGGCGTTCGGTAACATAGATGGATTTAATCGACGAGAGGAATTTCTTTGTCGGATGAGGCGTGACCGCTTCATCCGGAAGGCGTTGAGACAACAGCGCGATTTGATCAGCGCTTAATGTCTGCAATTCGGTTTTTGCTTCCATAGCTAATCTTCGATATAGGTTACTTCCGGTGATGTGACTTTCGAAGGATCGAGATTACGCATACAATCTCGTTTGGCTTTCTCGATTTCTTTGGCCGTCATACGGCGGTTCTCCTCATGGCTGGTGATCAGCTTGCCAGTAGCACGGCTTCTGACCTCGATACGTGTTTTCATGATATTATAAGTTGTTTCGTTTTGCGTAATCGTTCATTCGTTTTGCCAGGCACGGACGGGAACAATCATAGATCGTGTCCCATACTTCTGTAACCGTGAACCCCTCATCGGGGGCGCTCAACAGATCGTCCCATAGGTAACGACGCTCCACGGTGATGTGAAATACACCCCAGTCCACTTCGAAAGTGAATCCGTCGACATCCCCGTAGGTATAATACTGGCCTCGATCTGAATCTTGGGCATCTCCGGGTGTCTTATGTTCGAAAAAAGCGGCGAACATTTTGAAGAGCAGCTTCATTGACTTGTCAGACAATGTGAATTCGTTAAGTGTCGGACGCTTTTTGACGTTGCCCGTAATATATTCGCTCGGGATGTCCACCAACTCCTCTGTAACCGGGAGGGCCGGGGATGTTGTTGTAATGTGATATTGCGCGTTCATGGCTAATCGAATTTTTCAAAGACACGGTTCAGAATAGCGTCTACGGTATCGTAGATGCGCTTGTCAGAGTAGACGACGCCGAAAACTGCGGCTATGGGCAACATCCACAGCAGCAAGGTTACAAGGCTTGCCATAATTCAGCGGTTTAATGTTTGACTTTGGGAGGGAATACCCGGCTTACGAGTATGGTGCCGACAACGACAGTATAGGCCGGATACATAATGCGGAACCGAGCCAGGAAACAGCCAAGGGCGTGTTCCTCGCGGGCAGCGCGGATAACATCAGTGTAATCGACTTTGTCCGAAGAGAACATCGGTCGTGTTGCCTTGAGGTGGCAACGATAGAATACGGTGCGGCTTTTCTTTGCGCGCGGTGTGGTCTGGGTGTTATTTACCCCGGTACCACTTTTAACATCGGTCTGCATTGTCTGTTAAAAGTTTAGTTAATATGTAAAGGGCAATAAAAAAGGCGTTGCCCCAGTCAGGTTTGCAGACCGACACTATCAGCAAGCTGAAAGTGGACAAGGGACAACGCTTTATATAGCGTTAACTATGTACTTTGTTGATGCTAATAGCATCGGTCTGCAATTGCAAATATACAACTTCATTTCGAATCTGCAAAATTATTTGCCATCGGCATCGAAAAAAGGTATCGACGGCTTCTCCTTACGGGCGATTCGGTACATCATCTCAGCCTTTGCACCGGTGATGATCTTACCCGCAATGTTGGCAATCTCAGACGCCTCTTTGGTATCGATCTCTCGTGCTCGAAGCTCTGCATACACGCGGCCCAAATCGGCCGTCAATTCCCGGATGTTCTTAATCTCTTTCATCGTTTTGTTGTTTTTTGATTTCTCGGTATAGCTTTAGTTGAATACGTTTGTAGTCGATTGTTTCTGGGGTTACTGGGAGGTTGAGTTGTTTTAGTTTATACCTTAAATAACCGTCAGACAATATCTCGCGCCACTTGCGGTTCCTTTCCAGCACCTTCTCGGGATTGGCAGCGTATCGTTTGCGTTTATATTCCCGCGCCTTCTCGGGATTGGC